TAGTGTTGATCTACTTGATGGTTGAGCCATTTATACTATACCTCTGTCAATATTTAGGGTGCAGAAGATACACCACCGCGTACTTGTATATTCCCATCTACAATTCGATACACCGTCATACCTGATCCAACTAAAATATCATATACATATCGACCTGCATTGATACTTCTTGTAGCGGTTGATCCCAATGATATGGTCAAACCATATCCACTTGATGGGGTTGTGTCAATACCAACTGAAAATGTAGCCACTGGAAAAGCAGTTGATCCAATCGCTGTGCTTTTTGTCATCTGAGATGATCCTGTCCAACCACTCACAGTATTTAATCCAACAGAGTTAGTGGTGGAAAAATTAAATCCAGTATTTGAAGTGTCAACAACATTAAAAGTGGCACTAAAATCAGCACCGACATTCATTATCAAATCGCATGGATATGCAACTCCTGCCTCTGGATCAAAAGTAATTTTTTTAGTTGCCATTAACCAGACTCCTTAACATGTCTTTGATTTCAGTAATTTCATTTCTAAGAGTTGATATATCTCTTTCAATATTTTCAACTTTTTGTTTTTCACTTTGTTTAAGTTTACGACGAGCGATGTACTCATCATACTCAGATTTGTTTGTATTTACAATGAAATTTGATTTAGTATTTTTTATCAAATGTTCATTATCTTTTACTTTAATAAATTCCATTATGCAAGAGCTATGACTTTAAGACTTGCGATTCTAGGAACGTAAGCCTGGTTAGTTGATGTCATGACAAATTTAATTCTAAACGATTTAAACGCTTGAAGATCATTTGCTGTAAATGTCAACTCTTTATATTGAAGATCATCTGGATGAAATCCTCTTATTTGAGATGATGGAACTAATACATCAGGTTTTCCATTACTATTTTCAACAGAAATAATTTGACCCCTTTCATTTAAATTTTCAAAACCGGGGAATGGAACAAATATTGGATCAGTTCCGGGTGTTTGAGAGATAGCGTAAAATGCTCTCACATCGCTATAATCATTCACATGAGCATCAACAATTATTTTAATTGATGTTGCTGATGTTTCTAGAATATTTTCTTTGGAAATATACTGAGTGGATGAAGGATCATCCTCTAATGTATCCACACGACTATCAGTAGCAAAGTTTGAAACAAGTTTATCAATACGGTTTGATGTCAAGACTGCAGTTATTCTTTCCGTATCAATAACGGGTGATAATAAAGTATTGTCTGAATTTAAATTCAAAC